TGATTTTAATTTATTTGCTAAACAAGCTCAGTTAGATATATTTGACGAATATTTCATAAGATATAATCAGCAAATTAATGAAGAGAATGCAAGAATATCTGGAACGGGATATGCTGATATTAAAAAGGGATATGAAGAAGTTATAGACACTTTTTCAATCACATCATTCCTTACTCAAAAAACTCAAAACGTTTATTATGTTCCTTCAGCATCTACAACAGGTTCTGATTATTATTTACTAAATAAAGTATTGTGTTTTTCTGGAGGTACATTAAAAGGTGAAGCTGAAAAAGTAACTCATAGTAAAATTACTATGTTAAACAGCTCGCTTCTTACGTCTCCATCTAACACGTTCCCTGCTTATACTCAAGAAGCAGATGAAATAACAATTTATCCAAATACATTTAATGGAGTAAATGACATTCAAGCTCAGTACATAAGATATCCTTTAGACCCTAAATGGACTTATGTAACGTTATATGGAGGTGAACCATTGTTTGACCAAACACAAGCGGATTACCAAGACTTTGAATTGCCTATTGATGATTTAAATAATTTAGTAGCTAAGATATTGCAATACGCAGGAATATCAATTAGAGAAGCTGACGTGTTTCAATTTGGACAAATAGAAGACCAACAACAAAATCAAACTAATTTATAATTATGGCATATATAAATCAAAGAAAATATTATACTAATGATGGTGTAAATCCTACGGATGAAAATTGGGGTTCTTATCAATATGTTGGTTTAGAAGATATTGTCAAAAATTTTCAGTTAATGTATGCTGGAAACCATGAGTTAATTAATAATGAAAATAGATTTAAAATATTGTTTCATGCAAAACGTGGTATACAAGAATTAAACTATGATGCTTTTAAAGAAATTAAAAATTTAGAGCTTCAAGTGTATGATGATTTAAGATTTGTTCTCCCGTCTGATTATGTTAACTGGGTAAAACTTTATTTATTTAAAGGAAACACTTTACTTGAATTGACAGAAAACATACAAGTTCAATCTGCAGTTTCTTATATTCAATCTGCTTCAGCAACTTTTAGTTATGATGGTAGTGGTAATGCAACAGTAGTACAATCAGATTTAGACACAGCTAGAAAAAGCGGAGGTTTAAATAGTATATATTTAAATCAAAACAATGCACTTGATGAAAATAATAATTGTATTGATTGTCAAGATGATATTTACAATTCTCGTATAGGAGCTAGATATGGTTTAAACACTGAGACAGCTAACATAAACCCTACATTTACTATTGATAAAAAAGCAGGTGTTATTAATTTTGATTCTACCATGGCAAATCAACAATGTGTTCTACAATATATATCAGATGGTATGGAAAATGGCGATAATTCTAAAATAAGTGTCAATAAATTATTTGAAGATTATATTTATGCTTATATACAGTATGCTATTTTAAATAGTAAATTTGGAGTACAAGAGTATATTATTAACAGAGCTAGAAAAAACAAACAAGCTTTATTAAGAAATGCAAAAATCAGATTAAGTAACATTCACCCAAGTAGATTGCTTATGAACATGAGAGGTGAAGATAAGTGGATAAAGTAAAATGGCAAACATTCAAAGAAATTTTATAGCGGGCCGAATGAATAAAAGCCTAGATGAAAGGCTTGTACCTAACGGAGAGTATGTAAACGCTGTAAATGTAAGGCTTGGTTCTACTGAAGATTCTGAGATTGGAGCTGTAGAAAATTCTAAAGGTAATCTTCCTTTAACAACACTACAATACGTTGATGGTACAGTATTAAGTTCACAAGCTCGATGTATTGGAGCGTTTGAAGATGGCGCTAATTTAGTTATATATTGGTTTGTACATGACCCAGCATTTACACAAGGAGCAACTGGAAAACTAGATTTAATTGTTTCTTTTGATGTTGAAACTGGAGAGTTAATTTATCACGTTATTAGCATAGACAATGGAGGCGGTATAAACACCACATTAAATTTTAATCCTAATTACTTAATAACAGGAGTTGATAAAATAGATAATCTTTTATTTTTTACTGATAATTACAACGCACCAAGAGTAATAAATATAAATCAAAATTATGGAGACCCTAGACCAGCCGTTTTTACTGATGATTTTAATGAAGATGAAATTTTAGTAATAAAAAAACCTCCCACTAGCGCTCCTACTATACAACCGTTTAATGTAGCTAGTATTTCTGACGCATATTTACAAAATAAATTTATTTGTTTTGCTTATAGATATAAGTATGCTAACAATGAGTATTCAGCTATTTCACAATTTAGCGAACCTTCTTTTGTTCCAGGTCCATTTAATTTTAGTTCCAATAGTTTTTTAAACGAAGGGATGATAAATACGAAAAATGCCTGTAACATTACTTTTAATACTGGTAGTAGTCAGGTTAAAGATGTCCAAATTCTTTTTAAAGAAGCTGATTCAAGCGTAATAAAAATTGTAGAAACATTTAACAAACAACAAGAAGGTTTTACAAATAATCAAGATAGAACAATAGCGTTTACTGACAGAAAAATATTTACAGTTCTTCCTGATTCTGAAATATTAAGATTATATGACAATGTACCTCAGCTAGCTAAAGCTCAAACATTAATGGGGAATAGGTTGGTGTATGGTAATTATTTTGAAGGGTATGATTTTAAAACAGCTTTAGGAACAAAAGTAAACTTTACATTTGAAGCTAATTTAATATCTGAGGCAATTAGCTCTCAAAACCTATTATCTGATGCTTTTATTGGAACACAATATACTTATGGTTCTACCATTTCTGTAGATGATAGTGCTTTTTATGTTGATTTAACAGACGTTTTACCTTCAGGTATTCAGCAGCCAGAAAACAAATTAATTCCAGGCGCAACACTTACATTTGATATTGGGTATGGGTATGCAGCAAATGCTGTGACAGGACTTCCAACTCCAGTTCCGCCAGTTGCAACAAATTTTTTTACATGGTCTTATACTTTAATTGATAGTTATAGCACAGTAGCTAATTTAATAGCGAGTGATGACTTTCAAGAAAAAATAGGAACGGCGACTACAATTCAAACGGTTGCTAATGCTGGAAACGGAAGGACAATGACAGATGTTTTTAATATTAGTCTTCCAGAAGCTTTTGATACTAATTTTACAGATTTACTACAATCAGGCCGCACAAGCGCTACATCTTCTTCTCCTGCTGTAGGTGAGCCACTGGGAGTCTTACCACCTCCTTTAGAAGGAAATGCAAATAGATTTGGAATACAATTAAATGCAGCTCAATACAGTGACCCAGTTTCTTTTTCACAAGTATATGCTTATTGGAGGGTAGTTGAGGTTAATGTAAGGTTTCAAGAAACACCGTCAATAGGAAGTTTACATAGTAATAGAGGGTATGAAATAGGAATGGTTTATATGGATGATTACAATAGAGCTTCTACGGCTCAAGTTAGTCCTTTCAATTCTGTAAATTTACCTTGTAGTGTGTCATCTTCTCGTAATTATATTCAGGTAGAAATACCTGCAACATCTGCAGCAAATGGGCAAACTGCTCCAGCGTGGGCAACTAAATATAAGTTTGTAATAAAGCCAACTGCAACAAATTATAACACCATTTATAGCAATATAAATTATTATGACCCAACTACTCAAGCTAGTTATTTTTTATTAGATGGAGAAAGTGCAAATAAAGTTGAGACAGGTGATAGGTTAATTGTTAAAGGTGATTCAAGGGGTGCACTAAACAGATGTGTATATGCAACTGTATTAGAAAAACAAAATCAAACTGCAGGGTTTTTAGAAATTTTTGATTCAGTTGGAAGTAAAGTAGATGTGGTTGGTGGAACGTATATGAAAATTAATGCTAGCAATTTTGCATCTGTTCAGGCAAATGATGCGGTTGTAAGCCCTACAAGTAATAATTTACAAACCTCAAGGCAATTTGATAGGTATCCAGTAGTTGCTTATGAATTGTTTACTACTGTGGATTATGCCTCTCCTTTAACAGATGTTT